AGAACGTGTTCAACGTAACTGCTACTACTATTAACTTTGGTCAAGCTGCAACTACTATTTCTATTGGTGCTACCACTGGATCAACTACTATTAGAAATTTAATCTCCTCTACTTTAGGTATATCAGGTGGTCCAGCTACTCATACTACTGGAACATTTAGTGGTGCAGTATCTGCTACAGGTTTCCAAACATCTTCAGACGTTAGATTAAAAACTAATATCATAGATAGTTCTTATGGATTAGATACTGTATTACAACTACGTTCAGTTAAATATACCAAAGATGGTAAAACTGAAGTAGGTCTTATTGCTCAAGAAGTTGAAACAATTATTCCAGAATTCGTTGGTCAACAAGATGACGGTATGAAAACTGTTAATTATGGACAAATGGTTTCAGTTCTAATTAAAGCTGTGCAAGAATTAAAAGCAGAGGTAGATACTCTAAAAGCCAGACTAGGAGAATAAGATGGCGGTTGTAACATCAAGAGATGGTTTAAAACAATATGCGCTGCGAGCACTTGGCGCACCTGTGCTTGAAATCAACGTAGACGATGATCAGTTAGAAGATCGTATTGATGAAGCAATTGATTACTGGCGTCAGTATCACTGGGATGGTATTGAAAAAGTATACCTAAAACATCAAGTCACTCCGCAAGATATCACTAACAAATACTTGCCAATGTCAGATTTAGTTTGGGGTGTTACTCGTGTAATTCCACTAACTATGGCATCATCATCACAACAAATATTTGATTTACAATACCAGTTACGTTTACATGACTTGTATGACCTAACATCAGTGTCAATGATTTATTACAATCAGGTAATGAGTCACTTAGCCTTGTTAAACGATCAATTAAATGGACCACAAACATTCCGTTTCAATAAACTACAGAGCAAATTGTACGTTGAAATCAATTGGGGTACTGAGGCCAAGGTAGGCGATTGGATCGTAGTTGAATGTTATCGTGTGCTAGATCCTGTAGAATATACTAAGGTCTGGAATGAATCGTGGTTAAAACATTACGTTACTGCATTGTTTAAGAAACAATGGGCAACCAACATTAAAAAGTTTTCTGGCATTCAACTTCCAGGTGGTGTTACTCTAGATGGTAATGCACTCTACGATGAAGCTGTTGGAGAAATAAAAGAACTAGAAGATGAGCTAATGAACAAATCAGCTCCATTAGATATGTTCTTAGGATAAGCATGACCACAACTAATGTCTACTTTTCTCACGGTACTCGAAACGAACAATACCTAGTTGAGGATTTGATCATTGAGTCGTTACGTATGTACGGTAACGAAGTTTATTACATTCCAAGAACATTAGTTTCAAAAGATGAGATTTTAGGTGAAGATCGTTTATCGGAATTCAAGACAGCATTTCCAATTGAAATGTACTTTGAAAATATAGACAACTTTGCTGGACAAGGTGCGTTTATTCAAAAGTTTGGTCTTATGGTAGAACAGTCTGCTACTCTAGTAGTTGCACGTCGTCGCTGGGATCAGTTTGTTGGTAGATATGAAGTTAGTATATTGCCACTTAGACCAGCCGAAGGTGATCTAATTTATTTTCCACTATCCAAAGGATTGTTTGAAATTAAGTTTGTTCAACACCAAGATCCTTTCTATCAACTTGGTAAGTTATACGTTTATAAATTACAAGTTGAGCTGTTTCAATATAGTTCTGAGCGTATTGATACTGGCATTTCTACAATAGACAATTTTGAATCGCTAAAATCATTTACTACTAACTTAACTAGAAGTAACTTTGGTGAAGTTACTAAGATCAATATGGTTAATAGAGGTAGTGGTTATACAACTGTTCCAGATGTTACAATAACCAATGGTGGTGGTCGTGGCGCAACAGCAGTGGCTGTTAGAGGAACTGGCTCCGATTCAGGTAAAATTGTTAGAATTGACATTACCAATCCTGGAAGTAGCTATAATTCTATCCCAACAGTTACAATATCTGCCCCAACCAGTGGCGTTACTGCAACTGCAACAGCAGTAGTTGAAGTTGATATTGATAAAGTTGAATCGTTTGGTGACAACAATAAATTTAAAGAAGAATCTTCTGGTATTGTTTTCAATGAGAATAATCCGTTTGGAGATGTAATTTAATGTTAAACAATCAAGTTTTTTATCATGGGATTATTCGTAAGACCATTGTTAGTTTTGGTCGTATGTTTAGCAATATTTACATTGATCGCAAACAAGGTGACTCTGTTACAGGAACAACTATACAACGATTACAAATTCCGCTGGCATACGCTCCAAAAGAAAAGTGGTTAGTTAGAATTGATTCTGATCCAAACTTAGAAAATAATACTTACATATCGTTGCCACGTATGTCATTTGAAATAACTGGATACTCTTATGATCCAGCAAGAAAGTCAAATAGATTACAAAAGATTACTTGTGGTGCTGGAACAAATTCAATGAAAGCTGTATTTGCTCCAGTTCCTTATAATATAGATATTACCCTTTATATACTAACTAAAACTCAAGAAGACGGATTACAAATTCTTGAACAAATTCTTCCTACCTTTACTCCAGAATATACTCTGGCAATTAAAGCTGTAGATGAAATGAATATTGTTCAAGATGTTCCTGTTATCTTAAATAGCGTATCAGTTCAAGATGATTACGATGGTGATTTTCAAACTCGTAGATTTGTAACCCATACATTAAATTTTACTCTAAAAACAAACTTGTTTGGTTCTACAAATACTCAAGGTGTCATTGATCAAGTTAATGCAAATATTGGAGAGAATGAAAACTTCTCTAATCCAAATAGAGTTTATCAAGCAGTAGGAAATCCCGCTACTGGAATAGTGACTCAAGAAAACTGGGAAGACAATTTTTAAAATATGGCTCAAGTTTATAATGCTAATGCGAATCTAAAAGCTGCGGGAGTTTCGGTTCAGTTTACTCCCGAGCAAGTTCAAGAGATTATTAAGTGTACTACAGATCCAATATACTTTATAGAAACGTATTGTCAAATTGTTTCGCTTGATCGTGGTTTAATTCCATTTAAGCTGTATGAGTGTCAAAAAGAAAAAGTTAATATAATCCATAACAATCGCCGTGTGATTCTTATGGAAGGTCGTCAGCAAGGTAAGACAACTACTAGTGCTGCTTATATTCTTTGGTATACATTATTCCAAGAAAATAAAACAGTGGCTATTCTTGCAAATAAAGCCACTGCTGCCAGAGAAGTATTATCTCGATATCAGTTAATGTTTGAGCACTTACCTGTGTGGTTACAACAAGGTGTTACTACTTGGAATAAAGGTGACATTGAATTAGAAAATGGTTCTAAAGTTTTTACAGCTGCAACATCAACATCTGGTATTCGTGGTAAGTCTGTTAACATGCTTTATGTTGACGAAACAGCAATTATTCCAAACACTGTTGCTGAAGAATTCTTTACATCAGTTTACCCAACTATTTCAGCTGGTGAAACAACAAAGATTTTATTGTCCTCTACACCATTAGGTTACAATCACTTTTGGAAGTATTGGAATGATGCTGAGAATGGTCGTAATGGATTTGTTCCGCTATTCATACCTTACTGGAAGATTCCAGGTCGTGATGAGAAATGGGCAGCTGAACAGAAAGCCATGCTTGGTGAGGTAAAGTATAACCAAGAAGTATTGTGTAAGTTTTTAGGTTCAAGTTTAACATTAGTTGCTGCAGACGCCATTGCAAAAATGTCATTTGCTCAACCAGTGTTTAGTAAAGATGGGTTAGATATATATGAACACGTTAAAGAAGGTAATGTATACGTATTAGTGGCCGACACAGCTAAAGGTGTTGGTGGTGACTATTCCGCATTTTCTGTTATTGATATATCTGAAGTTCCATATAAACTGGTGGCCAAGTATAGAAAGAATGATATTAGTCCACTGTTATACCCAAACATTATACATCACGTAGCAACACAATTTAATGAAGCATTTGTTTTAATTGAGATCAATTCAAGCGAGCAAGTGCCTTATATTATACATAATGAACTAGAGTATGAAAACTTGATGTTTGTTAGTAGATCTGGTGGTATGCAAACTATTACTGGCGGATTTGGTGGAGGTACTACCCAGCTTGGGGTAAATACCGATAAACGAGTGAAACGTACTGGATGTCATAACTTTAAAGCATTAGTTGAAGAAAACAAGTTAATCATCCAAGACGCTGATACGATTTCTGAAATTTCCACGTTTATTGAAACTCGTGGTTCTTATGCAGCTGACGATGGTTATCACGATGACTTAGTTATGACTTTAGTACTGTTTAGCTGGTTAACAGCAACCCCGTATTTTAAAGACCTAAATAATGTAAACCTGAGACAAGTTATGTATGAGAAAAGAATAAAAGCGTTGGAGGATGAATTAACTCCATTCGGCTTTTTAGATAATGGCGACACAAGAGAAAAACCACTTTTGAACTTCTGAAAATGGGTTTTAAATAAATAAATTAGTGCTTTAAGTGCTCCTCGAAGCAAAACAGAATAACATGTAATAAGGAGAATTACAATGCCTTTTCAATTAAGTCCTGGCGTTGCAGTTGTAGAAAAAGACTTCACATCAATCGTTCCAGCAGTATCTACTGCAGCTGGAGGTTTTGCTGGTGTGTTCCAATGGGGTCCATGTCTACAACCAGTGACAATTAACTCAGAGAACGATTTAGTACGTCGTTTCGGTAAGCCAACCGATGCAAACTTTCAATCATTTTTTACAGCTGCCAACTTTTTAAGTTATACCAATAACTTACTAGTAGTTCGTGCTGATACATTAACTCATAGAAATGCTGTTGCTAGTGTTTCTGGTACACTACAAAGCGTATCATTAAGTAAC